AATCACCTCGTGCATTCTCTGCATGGGGTATTGCTATCGGTGAAAATTCATATGCAATTGGATCTCGTGCAATTAATATAGGCTATCGTGGTAATGTTGATGGTAACGATGCTATTGGAATTGGTACCCGTGCCTTTGGTACTCATAAAGCCAGTTTAAACGGTATCACAATAGGCAACCAGGCACGTGCCGCAAGTAGTTCTGTTATTAATCATATTGCAATTGGTAACGGTGCGGTTACTAATTCATCTTACTCCCTTGCATTGGGTGGTAATAGTCAAACCGGTGCAAGTTCTGACTATAGTATTGCAATAGGTCATCAGGCCAGTACAGGTGTAAGTGGAGCCCAAGGTATTGCTATGGGTTACAGTGCATTTGTTGGAGCAAGTGATACCATTGCAATAGGATCCTTTGCAAGTTCTAACTTTACTGATGCCATTGCAATAGGTGACCAGGCAAGTGGACAAGCCATTGATACGGTTGCTATAGGTCGTCTTGCTGTAGGTAACCAAGCCGATGCCATTGCTATAGGTCGTCAAGCTAGAGCTGAAGCCACCGGTGCTGTTGCAATTGGTGCAGGCGTACAGGCTGCTACTGCAAATTATACTACTACCAAAAATCTTCAGATCACTAACTATGCTGCACTTGATTTCGCTAATGATAGTGCTGCTGCCGCAGGTGGAGTACCACTAGGTGGCGTATATCATAATAACGGTGCCGCACGTATTCGTCATACATAAACTTAAAATAAACACTTAAACAATGGCTTTATTAATTCAAACTCCCGTAAACACCAGTCTTGGTTTAACAATACCTACGTCTTATGCGCGGGTTGCAGTTAGCGATGGCATAGAAGGTACCGCTTTGGTAACCACTATTTCTATCTTTGCAACTAAAGCTGCATTTGAGAGTGGAGCAGATCCACTACCTGTAATAGTTAACGAAAGACTAATGCAATCCGGAATAGCAGTTCCCTATAACCGCCAACAAGATGGTGGAGATGCCCTAGTGGTTGCCCATAACGAGTGGATAGCTCAACTTGCTGGTTGGGGTATTACTGCTGTTGCAGATCTCTAATAAAACAATTTAGGGATAGCGATATATAATTAGTACAGTGGAGGTTTAATGATTTTCCGCCACTTGTATTTTCTGTACGTTGTGTACATTTTTTATTTCTTTTTGGGGTCCGGTTTCTACCGGACCTTTTTTATGTATAACCTATTGGTTCTCAATGGAGCGGTCTGGACTAGGAATTTGGGCTCTCATTTTTCACTCCCTAGATGTGTGGGTTTTACCCGGTTTACCCGGTTATTAAAAAAAAGTTTACTGAGAACCAATAAGTTATAAAGAATTTTAGGATTTTTTGTAAAATTTATGAAAAAAGCTGAAACAAATCTCCGGACCTGCAATATAAGATATATCGGATTGAAAGTCAGAGAAGGGTTATTATTCTAGATACTAGAGGGTTACAAGATCTTACTAGAGAGTATTAAGGATTTCAAGCAGGCATTTTCAAAAATGAACACAAATCTTAAATGTAAACATTGCGGCAATGAAAATCAGAGCCGGTTTAGACTGGCCACAGCCGGTCCGCATGTTAAGGCCAGTTGCCGTACCTGTGGTACATTTACCAAATTTGTAACCCAAACCAAACAGGTTAAGGCCAAACTCCCAAAATTGATAAGACTTTTTTAAAGTTGATATATAGTATATACTTTACTATATGTTAACTGCTTTCGCCAATAAAAACTTTGATGATCAAGTAATAACCCTGTTTAGCCCTTCATTTGTACCGGTTGATCGCCCTTGGGATAGGGTATGGTTAACCTGGTTATGGTCATTAGGTCAAGGTTGGGGTTTTGAACCTAAGTATGAAATGTACCTAGCTGACTATAAAGAAGTAGTTCCTACAAGTCCCTCTGTTCCCTCTGATGTAGTGGTTCACCGGTTTAATGCACTCTATGGTGATTGGGTTAAGATGTGGTATAGAGACAGTGGTATTACCTGGTTTGAGTTTATGCGAACCGATTGGGAGTTTGAGGAATGGAAATGCGAAGACGCAAGACTCCAGCGGATCTGGGTTTACCTTTATGCAAATACTTTTTCTGGTGGAAGATATCGTGAAGATCTCCTGGAACCACTTGACAAACCTTGGCTTAGGTTAAATATACATCTTGACACAGGTTGGTTTGTAGAAACAAAGATACATGACTCTAAAACTCGTCAACTAAACCGCAGAGCAGATATTCCACCACATTACGTTTGTAGAAATAAACGTGGTCGTGGTGGTCGTTGGATGGGAAAAATAAAAACAAATACTATATGAACAAAAAACCAAAAACACACGCAACACCACTTTGCGCATTAATGCATTCTTATGGAGCCGATAAGTGTCCACAAATCCGCCATGGGTACATTCCACTCTATTATCAATTATTACAGGATCAAAAAGAAACTGCAAAACAAATTCTTGAGATAGGAATTGGTACAGTGCCTGTAATGAAAAGAATTGTTGGAGAAACATATGTACCTGGAGCCAGTCTTAAAGCATGGCGTGACTTTTTTCCACAAGCACAAGTATGGGGATTGGATAAGGCAAGATCCGTACTGTTTGAAGAAGACAGGATTAAATGCTATTATGTTGATCAAAGTTCAGAACATTCATTAGGTGCAGCTATTCAACGCATTGCTCATGAGGTTGGCCAACCTATGGAATATGATCTTATTCTTGATGATGGTAGTCATATTAAAGAACATCAATGGTTAACTATACATAAACTACATCCGCATGTAAAACCTGGTGGATTTTACATTATTGAAGATATTCATATTGATAGTTTACCTATATTTGCAGATCTTAAATTACCAGGATTTAAAGTAGAACATGTTTATGTAGGTATGACAAAATGGGATAACTTTGTTGCCTATAAAAAAGAACAACCTTAATGGATCACTTTAACTACTTAGGACTAGACCCTGTTGAAAAGCTCCGCTTTCGTGACAACATACTACGCCTTTATATACCTTGTGTAACAACAGAAGCTCTATATGCCCAACTTCATATAGATCGCGATAGTTATGCACAAGATCAAAATTATGAAATAGCGCAAGCTTATCAAGACTTAATAGATGACCTTAAACTCCTCGATGATAATCACTGGATGGATTAACGAAAACTATGATCAGATAGATCAAATGTGTCAGAAGATTACACGTGGTAGTGCTGAGTCACCAGACTTATTACACTATTCACTATTACATTTTCTGGAACATGGTCGTGCCCTAGAGTTAATTCAAGGTGGCCAAGCAATGAAATTTCTCTCCGGGATTATGTGGAGAAGTTTCCATAGTGGCACCAGTGCATATCATACCGAGTATCGTCAAAAAGGCCGGGTACATACCACTGAACCACAACCAGAAGAACCTGATGAACCCTATGATGAGAATGTAGACCAGCTGGTCCTGACAATAAGGAGTATCATAAAGGGTATGAAAAAGGGCGGAGTAGAAAAGTGGTTTCATGCCACCCTATTTGAAATGTGGTTGGAGACACCTAACTATAGTCAACTGGCAAAAAAGATAGGTATACCCCGGACCAGTATAAGTCATGCTGTAAACATAACCAAAACATATATTCGTCAAACCTTAAAAGAAAAAGGATTAACATGGAATGGATAATCTACTTAGGTTGCGCAGGTGCCTTATGGCAATACATACCCCTGTGGACCACATTACTTAAGGCACTCCACCTGGACAGAAAGCCATTTAATTGTCCACTCTGTTGGACATGGTGGTGGAGTCTAGCCTTAACGCCCGTACTGACCACATCAGGATGGGTAGAATGTATATTTATATCTGCAAGTGCAGCTGTACTTGCTGAATTGCTATGGAGAAAATTAATGACAATATGAAAACAAAAAAACAAGCCATTGAGTGGTGCGGCAAAAATCTCCACTTATTAACCAATTCAATTAAGTTTACACCAGACCAGATTGACCAGTTCTTTCAGGCATATAACCTAATTACTGAAGAAAACAAACCACGTACTGGTTGTGGCAGGTGTATCCTAGATATGAAACACAGGTTAAGGCAGGAGTTTGCCAAACAAAAAAAATAAACACTATGTTCTCAAAAAATGATCCCAATATAAATCGCGAAGGTAGAACACCTGGTATACCTAATCGTGCAACACAAAAAATGAAGGAAGCCTTTGCCCTGCTGGTAGAGGGTAATCTTGACAATATGACCCTTTGGTTGGAGCAGATTGCTCAAGATGATCCCAAAAGTGCAATGGAGATAGTGATTAAACTCTCTGAACGATTTGTACCTAAGCTAACACAACAGGCACTAACTGATGCCGATGGTGGCGATCTCTTTAAAAATATCCAATTCCGTTTTGGAGATCAACCTAAAGAAGAGTAATGGCTTTTATAGGATTTACTCCACATACAAAACAGCGTGAGATTATTGACGGTATCCTAGGAGGAACCGCAAAGTTCCATATTGTGGCAGTTGGTCGTCAGGTTGGCAAGTCCCTAATGGGAATGAACCTTGCCCTTTACTGGATGATTAATGAAGGTCCCTGTAAAGTACTCTGGGTTAGTCCTGTCTACTCTCAGGCCAATAAGGTTCATAAAGAACTTGTTGAAGCAATTGAACATAGTGGTCTTATCCTAAAAAATAACTACGCAGATAACTCCATTAAACTCCGTAATGGATCCGAGATCCTATTCCGTTCAGCTGAGCGGTACGATAACATAAGGGGTCTTACAATGGATTATGGTATACTAGATGAAGCTGCCTTTATCCGGAACGAAGCATGGAGCGAAGCCATCCGCCCTGTCTTTGCTGTCCGGGGTAAGAAGGTTGTCTTTATCTCTACACCAAAGGGTAAGAACTATTTCTATGACCTGTTCCAGTTGGGCATGTCACCAGATCACCCCAACTACCGGAGCTATAAAGGTTCTAGTTACGATACACCCTACATCGCACGGGAAGAGATCCAGGATGCTCAAAAAACACTACCACCTAATATATTTAAGCAGGAGTACTTAGCAGAATTTATTGATAACGGTGGAGAAGTATTTACACGGCTAAAGGAAAGTTCAACACCCCAATGGCCTAAACCCCAGGGTCGCGTTTATTGTGGAATAGACCTAGGTCGTCAAGAAGACTACACAGTTGCAACCTTTATAGATAGTACAGGCCAGGTCCTGGAGATCTACAGGAACAGGCAGGCTGACTGGTCGACAATGACCCGTGATATCATCGCCCTCTGCCAGAAGTGGCAAGCAACTGCGATGGTTGAAACCAATTCAATTGGAGATGTCCTATTTGAGCAGATCCGCAACGGGTGGCAGGACACGCATCCCTTTACCACAACTGGTAAGAGCAAACCTGAGATCATTGAGGGTCTGGTCTTAGACTTTGCCGAGGACCGCATCAGGATTCCTTCTCAAGACCTCTACCCGGCCTTGCACCATGAACTGGGTATATTTAGTTACGAGTACAATCCACGCACGCGACAGGTCCGTTACGGGGCTCCAGCTCCGCATCATGATGACTGTGTAATGTCACTAGCAATTGCTAACTACTGTCGGAAACAAAACATGTCCCGCGGAGCCTATGCTCTCATGGGACATGCTAGATAGGTCTTCAAAGACCTTATTTCCAAAATTCATATGCCCATCGCTTTCTTGAATTAAGGTAAATGCGGCAAACATAACCGTCTCCCATAGCAATGTACAGGTAATAGTAGCGATACTTTTTAACACCATCCCACATACGTACCTCATATTGGCTAGCATTGACCTCGACCCAATCTACTATGTGGGTTTCGTCAAATGATGACCATGCAATAACTTCTTCAACACTTGGGTGCTTTCGTAATTTCTTTGCTTTCATTGTTTAATTGTTTAGATAATGTTCATTTGTCTTTAGATTTGTTGGCAGCATTAAGATCCTGGAGTTCCTTAGCGATCCATCCTATTTGATCTGCTAGGTTGCCACCCCAAACGGATGAGCTGTCTAAACTACGAATTGCATCAGTTAAGTCATCGATTGACTCGCGTAGGTCTTCAAAGACCTGGAAAGGATATTCTTTTTTCATTGTTTTTGTTTTTAATTTATAGATTAATAATAACAGGTC